TGCTAAAGCAAGAGTGAACGAACTTTTAGACCAAATACTAGAAGCAATTAGTGCAAAAGAATACCGCTTCTTTCTATCTGGTAAAAAGAATTTTAGGAAGAATATATATCCTGAATACAAAGCAAACCGCACACAACCTAAACCAGTTCATTTATCAGCATTACGAGAGTGGGCTTGTGAAGAGTTAAATGCAGAAGTTACAGAGAATGAACTAGAAGCTGATGATTACATGGGTATTTATCAAGATAAAGTGGATGGTACAACAACTATCTGCTCTTTAGATAAAGACTTATTAATGATTCCAGGAAACCATTACCAATGGCAATTTGGAACAGCTAAATGGACTAAAGATGCAAAACGTCTATACCAGTCTGAGTTAGAAGGCTTACGTTTGTTCTATGAGCAATGTTTAAAAGGGGATAAGGCAGATAATGTCAAAGGTGTTGCAGGAATTGGAGATGCTAAAGCTAAGAAGGCATTACAAGATTGCACCACTGAGAAAGAGATGTTAGATGTTGTATTAGAATACTATCCTCATGAAGAAGAGTTCTTGCTAAATGCACAGTGCCTTTGGATATTACAAGGATTTGACCACTATTACTTGGAGAGATTTGATGCTATTAGAACTTGATGTAGACCCCGAAAGTTTAGATAAAGTCATGATAAAGTGTTTACAAGAAGCTATCTACCTTGAGATGCAGTTTGACAAAGACGATAGCTTTATTCACTCAGCACTACGAGTATTAAAAGATTATATGATGCACACTGACTATGCAACCTATCGTACAGCAATTCTTAGAGATTTATATGGCGAAGAAATCTAAGAAAGTAGTAGAGTGGACGGAGGGGAGGTTTAGAGCATTTATTACCAGTACATTACGAGGGGGATTTAGACGTTACCCTCCAAAGTATGATGTGTTAAAAGAGGCATTATGGGGTAAGAAGTTAAACCCCAAGACAGGAAGACAGTGTATTCACTACACATGCAATGAGTGTAAACATGAATATCCTGCTAAAGAAGTAAACGTAGACCACGTAGAACCAGTGGTAGACCCAGTAGAAGGTTTTAAAGATTGGGACACATTCGTTAAACGACTTTTCTGTACTAGAGAAAATCTACAAGTGCTCTGCTCTAAATGCCATACCAAGAAGACTAAAGAGGAAAGAGAGGTTAGAAATGGCAAGTGTAAATGACATTACTGGCGATGAGATTAAGTCTCGAGGAAACTCAAAGAAATTTAAGGAGAATCTAGACAAAATTAAACCTTCATGCTATAATGATTGTAAGTATTTAGTAAACACTTTAACTAAATGTCGAGTTTGTAATTGGAAGGAAGAGGCTAGTGGAAGTAAACCTAAAAAGTCTTGACTATTACCATCATTTAAGGAACCTTCCTCTTATTGAAGTGGGTGCTTATTATCTTCCAAAGAATAGTAAAGTTTGGGCAGAGGTAAGAAGTGCTTACGGAATTGCCACTAAGACATTCAATGACCTTGCTGACGTTTGGCATATTGATGAATGGAAGGCTACTAAAGACCCACTAGAGTGGGATGAGGCTCGAATAGATGTCATTGGACAGAATGGAAACATCGGATATGAGTAACTTAGAATTTCAATTGGAATACAAAACAAAAGAGGTTGCAAAGCTTCAGCAAGAAATTTCAGCCCTTAACAAGCAGATTGAGTTTCTAAATAGAAGAGACGAGATGGCTATAAAACATTATAATGGTGTTAGAGAACTTTATAATAAAGAATTGAGAAAACTAAACACTCCAGAAATTAAAATGTTGTTAGCCAAAAAAGCTGAAGGGACAATTAAACATGAGTAAGCGTATATTAGTAATACCTGATTCACAGATACAACCAGAGGATGATGTAGAGTTTCTTTCTTTCATAGGACAATATGCTGTAGACATCTGTCCTGACATAATAGTGCATTTGGGAGATTTCGCAGACATGCCAAGCCTTTCAAGTCACGATAAGGCAGGTAGTAAGAGTATGGAAGGTCAGCGGTATAAAGCAGATGTCAATGCTACAATCAATGCAATGGCAACACTGTTAAAACCTATTAGAGACCATCAAACATTTTTAAGAAAGAACCACAAACCACGTTGGAACCCTAGACTGGTAATGTTATATGGCAATCATGAAAACCGTATTAATCGTGCTATCCATAATGACCCAAAGCTTGACGGACTCATTTCACTGGAGGATTTACAGTATGAGAAGTTTGGATGGGAAACTGTTCCATTCTTACAGCCTATTAATATTGAAGGTGTTATGTTCTGTCATTATTTTGTGTCTGGGGTTATGGGTAATCCTTGTACTACTGCTAGGGCTATTCTTAACAAGCATCATCAAAGCTGTATTGCAGGGCATCAACAAGGTAGGGACATTGCTTTCGGCAAAAGAGCCGATGGGACCGAAATGACGGCTATGATTGTAGGCAGTGGGTATGAACACGATGAAAAATATCTCAACTCACAAACGAACAATCACTGGAGAGGTGTTGTAGTCTTACATGAAGTACAAGATGGACACTTTGATGAAATGATGGTTAGCTTGCGTTATCTAAGGAGTAAATATGGATAGAGGATTTTTAGTAGTATGGAAAACAGACGATGGGGAAGAACTAGAGTATAATTACTATAACAAGAATACATACCCTTCCCCTAAATTTTTAAGAGACAAAGAGTTCATCTATTTAGCAAAAGGTAAGAAGGTAAAACCTTTCATTGGTAATGTGGTTATAGAGAATGTGAGCCCTTTACTAGAAACATACCCTGCTTATTTGGATGATAAAGCTTAATAAAAATGGTAAATTGGCATTGGCAAAGGAAAAGAAAAATGAGGGTACCCCCTGATTATGTAAGTACTGCAACAATAGTAAGTGATGGAAGTACTGCCAGTTATTATGAACTTCCACGAAATTCACAAGAGTTGCAAGATTTAATTAGTGCTAAAAATATGAACGCACAGATTGGTGAAATATTTAGAGAGTGTTATCGTTATGGACAAGCTAGTCATAGTGATGAACTACGAGGAATTAAGAAAATCTTGTTCTATGCAAATGCTGAATTAAAAAGACTAGAAAATGCTAACACTAAGTGAATTGAAACAAAGAATAATTGAGCAGGTGAGTGAAGAAGACATCATTGACCTACTTGGTTTAACAACAGAAGAGATTGTGGAAGCCTTCCCATTTAAGATAGAAGATAAGTATGAAACCCTTCTTGCTGAGTTGGAATGACTGGTTTCCACCAATTAATTTATTAAACTACCCTAGAAAAGAAAGAATTTATATGGACATTAGTCAGAAAGTACTGTCTGATATTACTATTTTTAACAAGTATGCAAAATTCGTGCCAGAAGCAGAACGTCGTGAAACTTGGGAAGAACTTGTGCAACGTAATATGGCAATGCACTTGCGTAAATACCCACAAATTAAGGATGAAATTAAAAGTGCATACACGTTTGTATTTAATCGTCAAGTTCTACCTTCGATGCGTTCGTTACAGTTTGGCGGTACTCCTATTGAACTTAGTAATAATCGCATGTTTAATTGTGCTTTTTCCGCTGTCGACCATCCTGCCGTCTTTAGCGAAACGATGTTTAACTTACTTGGTGGCTCAGGTGTCGGCTTCTCTGTTCAGAAGCGGCATGTTGAGAATCTTCCTACGATTATTGGGCCATCATCTAAGCAAAGGAGATTCTTAGTTGGAGACTCTATTGAAGGTTGGGCAGATGCTGTTAAAGTTCTTGTCAAAGCATATACATTGGGTAAGTCTGACCCTGTGTTTGATTTTAGGGATATACGTCCTAAAGGTTCTCGCCTCATCACTAGCGGAGGGAAAGCCCCTGGACCAGACCCTTTACGTATCTGTCTTGACAAATTGCGTAGTGTTCTTAATGATTCTATTGGGAGGAAACTCAAACCAATCGAGGTTCACGACATGGTGTGTCACATTGCAGATGCTGTCCTTTCTGGCGGTATTCGTCGTGCTGCATTAATTAGCTTGTTTGACAAAGATGACTACGACATGTTAGCAGCTAAGTCTGGAGCATGGTGGGAACTTAACCCACAACGAGGTCGTGCTAATAACTCAGTTGTCTTAAATCGTGAAGAGACTACAGAGCAAGAATGGTTTGACATTTGGAAGAAAGTAGAATTGTCAGGTAGTGGTGAACCAGGTGTATTCTGGACTAATGACTATGACATTGGCACTAACCCTTGTGCAGAGATTAGCTTAAACTCTAATCAATATTGTAACTTAGTTGAAGTTAATGTATCTGATGTTACAACACAAGAAGAGTTAAATGCACGAGTAAAAGCAGCCACTCTCATTGGTACATTGCAAGCAGGTTATACAGACTTCCACTATTTGCGTAATGTATGGAAAGACACAACAGAACGAGAAGCTTTATTAGGTGTTTCAATGACTGGCATTGCATCTGCTGGTGTTCTTAAACTTAATTTGGAAGAAGCTGCTAATGAAACTATCATGGAGAATAAAAGGGTTGCTGCTCTTATTGGTATTAATAGCAGTGCTCGTATTACTACGGTTAAACCTGCAGGAACCACTTCTTTGGTACTTGGTAGCTCTAGTGGGATTCATGCGTGGCATAATGATTATTACATTAGACGAATGAGAGTTGGAAAGAATGAGCCATTATATCAGTACATGGTTGACAAGTTCCCTTCTCTAATTGAAGACTGTGTGCATAAACCTCATTTAGAAGCAGTGATGAGTTTTCCACAAAAAGCACCAGAAGGTTCTATCTTACGAACAGAAAGTTATAAAGACATTCTAGAACGAGTTAAACGATTCAATTTAGAATGGGTTGCTAAAGGACATATTAGTGGTAATAACAAACACAATGTTTCTTGTACAATTTCATTGAAAGAAGATGAATGGGAAGACTGTGGTAAATGGATGTGGGAAAACCGATATGACTACACTGGTATTTCTGTACTCCCTTACAATGGTGGAACATATCAACAAGCACCTTTTGAAGATTGTACAAAAGAAACCTTTGATGAAATGTTTAAACACTTAGCATCAATTGACTTAACTCAAGTTATCGAACATGATGACATGACAGAAGCAAAAGATAATTTAGCTTGTTCAGGAGGTAGTTGTGAAATTTCATAGCTTTGGTTTAACTTTTATTCCAGGATTTATGTTTGGTTTAGAATTTCCTGATTTTGAAGACAACGATTTAACCATTTTAGTAGATTTAGGCATTATTCGACTAATTTATGAGAAATGGGAAGAAAACTGACCTTCATAATCAACGTATAACAAACAAAAAGGGGACGGCTAATGCTATCCCCTTTATTTTTATCTAAAACTCCATATAAAGCTATTATATACGTTTTAGAGCCTTTTTACATACTAAACACATCTAATGGAGAAGTTTTAGGCTTATTTGACATCTCAGCACTGCCAACACCAATTAATGGGAAGGTAATTGCATTTTGAATCTTCTTAAACTTCAAAGCTTGGTCTTTAATTGCATCAAAAGATTTAATGTTAGTATAAACACCAGCAATTTCTTTTGGAGTAAAAACATTAGCCTCAATTAATGCAGGACGAAGTCTGTTAAATTCAGAAAGCATTTTCTTTGAATCAGGAAGAGATTGAACGTGTTGCATCACTGCAACTGCAAAATCTTTACGACCTTCTGGACTATTCTTAATACTTTGTAAAACAGAGTTCATTTCTGGAGAACCATATCTAAATCCTGTTTCCAAGATAGCAGGAATTTCATCTCTAGCTGCAGCAGTGAATTCAGCTGACTCAGCTTGTTTTAAGATGTTATACTTTTGACTACCTAGATTACGTTCTAAGAAAGAATTAAACTTATCACGTAATATTACTCGAGCTTCTTCAGGAATCTTAGTTTTAGTCTCAGCTTCTGCCCCCTTCTTAGCAACAGTGAAAACACCACCATTTTGAATAAGGTTTAGAATGTCTTGAGAAGCCTTCTCTTTAACTCCTGGACGGCTAGAAAGTTCTTCTGCTAAAATTTTATTTAAACTACCTAATTGCTCTGGAGAAAGTAAATCTCTTTCTTTTAAGTCTTTCATACTCTCAATGAGTGATTTATATTCAGGAGAATTAATAAAGACGTTAGGAGATTTCTCTACAACCTTTTTACCACCTTCAGTTTGCATACCAAAGATATTATATTTAGGGGCAGTCTTAGTTACAGTGGTAATTTGTTGTTCACTAAGGTTCTTTAAATCCCCATACAATTGACCACGAATAATGTCAGAAACTTTCTTAGTAGGTTCTGTTTGACCTAAGTTTTCTAAACTCTCACCTAATAGTTTTTGACGTAGTTCATTCTGTGTATTAATACTATTCTCAATACTGAAATTAGTAGTAAAAGAAGGCTTACCAAACATAATCGTTTTTAATTGACTATTAATTTGGGCTTCTACTTGTGGAGTTTCAAAGAAACCAGCTAATGTCTTACCACGACCAGGAAGTGCTGTCAAACCTTTAGCTGCTACATTTTTAAGGATTTGAGGGGCACTACCACCAGCAATTTCTGAAGCCATGATGACACTCTCAGGGGCACCAGCCTGTCTAGCAAACTCACCAGTAACACCTGCAGTAAGTCCACTTGCAGCTCCACCAATAGCACCAGGAATAATACCGACACCAGTAGGGGCACCTATAGCAGCCCCAAGACCAGCACCAATAGCTGTAGATTCACCAACACGACTAAAACTAAAATCTTGAGGAATAGTAGGAGTAGTCCACCATGATTTAGGTTCAGCAAAAGCTGCCTCTACAGGAGTGGTTGCATTTAATGCCTCTAGTATTTTAGGGTCAGTTACATACCCTTCATTTAATTGCTTTAATAATTCAGGGTCATTAATATATTCATCAGCCATTATTTTTTCTTCCAGCCTTTTCCATCATTAACGTAAGTAACCCCACCTACTACTTTTTCTGGTAGAGCAGCTGTTCCAAAAGCTTCTTTATCTGAACCATTTACTTTTAACCAGTCTACAAACTTAACAGTTGGGTTCTTTTTAGAAAAACCACTGAATTTAGCAACATCTGCACCAGTAAATGGAATAGCTTGTCTTACTATTTCCATTGTAGCACTAATTTCTGCTTTTTGCTCATCTGACATTGCAGGATTTACTTGAGCTGCTTCAGCTGCAG